ACAGCAAAAACAAGCGTTAATACAGACGCAAGAAAATACAAAATTAAAAACGCGGACGGAACTCTATTTAGTATCGAAGAAGATTTTGCTGGTAGAGCACTCAGTATCTTCCATCAAAAACAACCCAGGATTCAGAAAGTATTTCAAGCAGGTATTGTTGAGATGCTTCAGAAAGATCGCGTTTTAATCGCGCCAGTTCCTTATGGCGTAGATGCTAAGTATGGTGGTAAGCGAACTTTCTATGATAGGTGGGGCGATGAATTATTCCGTGAAGCCTTCAGTTATATACCGCAGCGAGCAATATCGGATTCTACTAAAGCTGATGGCATGCGCGTTAAAAAACAGTTCCCCATCGCCAAGATAATTTTGGAAGCGCATGATGCTTTGTTATTTGAAATTCCAGAGCGTCACACTGAAGAATTTGTTGAATTAGCCAAATCAGAATTTGAAAGACCCATTAGATTTGATACCTGTAGTTTACCACGTAGAGATTTAATTGTCCCATGTGAAGCTGAAGTGGGATATAACTACTACGAACTAAAGAAATTTAAATTCATGAAGAGGGCTGCATAATGGGAACAATATACGAAAGATTTAAGACAATTATGGACACAGAACGTAATGCTAATAATGGAAGATATAATGTAATGTTAAGGATGGAATTTGCCCAAGAAGTATTGAATGAACTAGAAGAATTGGAATTAGTTAGAAAAGAAATCAAAAACTTTGCCCAAGCTGTTAAAAATTTGGCAGGTATAGAATGATTATCAAAGTTAAAATGTTATTGGATGTAATTGATGATCATACCTCAATGGCAGAGGTTATCAATGAATTACTAATTCAGGTATTCAAGGACAATTCACATATAGCTAAAATTATTATATGTGAATCAGAGAAGTTAATAGAGGATGATAGTTACAAAAGAAGGCCCGATGTGGAACCCCGATAAAGAAAGACTTCTACATTGTTTCCAGTGTAAGATGGACTTTATGAGTAGTATACCTGCACCTACGTGTAAGTTCTGTGGAAACATTCTTTATACAGTCACTAAAAGTGCAATAGATGGAACCAGAAGAACAGGCAAACAAACTAAACTCGTAAGCTATTTACTAGATGAAAAGAAATGACATGGTTAGATCGCTTAGTTTTTTCACGTTCAGAACTTGAGCCTCCCCTATCGTTCTGGTGGTGGTCTGGATTGGCAATAATTTCGGCGGTGGTTAAAGACAATATATGGCTACATAGACAAATCTATAACTTGTATCCTAACATATACGTCATGTTTCATGCGGATTCGGGACTAAAAAAAGGCCCGCCTGTAGCTATGGCAGCTAAATATGTCTCTACCGTAAATAATACTAGAGTAATCGCAGGAAGAAGTTCGATTCAAGGTATCTTAAAGGATATGAGTCAGGCTAAGACTACACCAGGCGGAAAAATTCCTACTACTGATGCCTCTGTATTTATCTGTAGTTCAGAACTTTCGAGTTCTATAGTTGAAGATAAAGTAGCAACGTCAATTCTTACGGACCTTTACGATAGGCAGTATAGAGTTGGAGAATGGCGTTCCTTATTAAAGATGGAATCATTTAAGTTAAATAATCCCACAGTAACCATGTTAACTGCAACCAATGAAGCACACTCGAATGATTTCTTTGCCAAGAAGGATATCCAAGGGGGATATTTTGCACGAACTTTTATCATATATGAACATACTGAGAATCGTTCTAATTCCCTAATTCTCCCATTAAAGAATCCCCCTAATGATGAGGAAAGTATAAATTATCTAAAGGCTCTTGGAAAATTAAAGGGATCCTTCCTTCCTTTAGGAATGGCAGAAAAATGTGAAGGATACGAAGAGTTCTGGACTGACCCTTTAAGTGGAGAATCAGGATATTTAAGTAAGGCAGGATTAATATACCAACAATGGTATTATGATTTTAAAGCCAGCATGAAGAATCAGTTCAATAAAGATGAAACAGGAACTATGAATCGTTTTGGGGATTCAGTTCTTAAAGTTGCAATGCTCTTGTCCTTAGCAGAGAAACCAGAATTAGTTATAACTGAAAGGGCAATGGATGAAGCAATTAGAAAGTGTGAATTCCTGTTAGGCAATGTGCGCCAAACTACATTAGGTGCCAAGGGAACAAGTCTTAATACCCCTCTTAAAGTTAAAATAATAATGGAGTTACTTGGACGGGAAAATCAACAGATTAGTCATCAGATGTTACTCAAGAAGATATGGATGCATTATAAAGATATAAATGAGATAACTGAATTAATGGCTTCCTTTGAACAGGCGGGAATGATTAAGATAGAAATGAATGGCAATCACATATTGTACAAAATGACTGAAAACCAAGTGGAAGAATATAAACGCTTCTTTGCAGGAAAAACAAAATGACTAAGAACATTTGCAAATCAATCCTCGTGTTCTTGTTAACATGCGCGCCTGCATATGCTATTCCAATTGCTGATCCTATAACAGTATTGAAATCATGGGAAGGGGAAAATTTAAGATTAGATCTAGATATTACCACTGTATTAAATTCAAATGTATACGTCCCTATTTGGGATCCAGGGTTGAAGGATACATTTGATGTTGTGACAAATATAAATGGACAATTAACTCTATCTGGAAATCCCTACTCCGTGACTATGGCAGGTCCGGTATGGATATTTCCAGATTTTATTTACATGCCCCTTAACATTGAGAACTTTGGATTCCATGTATTGAGACAGAATAGGGATTCAATATATCTGAATGGTTCCCTAGCTAAACCATTACAGGTAGCTACTCCTACCGTGATTAGTTCATTAACCGCGCCCGAATCTGTACAAGTTGAAAGTGTTCCTGAACCATCTACTCTGTTAATTGTATTAGTTAGTGTAGTTTGTCTATTCATTTGGAGATTAAAATAATGACCGGAACCGTTAAGAATACCATAACTGAAAAAGGATATGGTTTTATTCTATCAGATGGAAGGGAATACTTCTTTCATTCCACAGAATGTATTACTCCATTCAATAGTTTAACTAGGGACATGAATGTTAAGTTTGATGTTAGAGACTCTCCCAAGGGTAAACGTGCATTTAATGTTGAAAAGGTATAAAATGTGTTTAAATCAAGTTATGAATTAGATAGTGCTAAAGGTGCTATTACCCCAGAAGTTGTACGTAAATTTATGGGAGTGGAGGGTATGAGTTTTATACAAATAGTAGCTTTGGATGATAAGAATTTTATTAGAACTTATAGAGAATTTAATTTTGCTACTATAGATACTTTAGAGGATATGGATAAATATATTCGGGAAAGATTACTTGAAAAACAGGTAAGTAAAATAGAAATTAAAAAGTGGAGAGATTGAGAAAAACCCACAGTGGCGGAATAGGCAGACGCTACGGACTTAAAATCCGTTGGTATTTAATACCGTGTGGGTTCGATTCCCACCTGTGGGACCATTTAGAAGTAGGGAGTAGTAACCATGACATATTTCATTGGTGGGCTTGGTTTATCTAGTGTTGCTACACGTGGTAGAGTTCTCCCCCAATCAGGGATTCAGATTCCTTTGGGAACCACTAATTTAGATTCTTTTATTAGTGGTTTTCCCACGGGATCTGAATTTAGATTTCTTGCGGGGACCTATAGATTACAGAATATAGGTACACTCACTGCAAGGACAGGTGATATTTATCATGGTACTACTTCTGGGTCAACCCTATTAACTACTCTATCGGGCGCGCAATTGTTAACAGGATGGACCCCTGATGGTTCAGGGCATTGGTTTGTAACAGGTGTTACTGTAGAAAATCCTACAGGTAATCCTGCCTCATGTTCTACTTTAGCCGGAAACTTTGATCCAGATTATCCCAACTGTATTCATCCTGAAGATTTATTCATGGATGATGTAGTTAAACTCCATGTTAGCACTTTACCTGAAGTAGTTCCTGGTACATGGTATTTTGACTATGCAGCTAATACTGTATATGTAGGTGACGATCCTACAGGTATGGTAGTAGAATTAAGTGCAGTTCAGAGTTTATATACTCCCCTTAGTTCTGCTCAAACTGTGACCCTTGCAGATTTAATTGTAGAAAAATTCGCTACACCACAGGATTCTGGCGCGGTTAACATGGGTTATTCTCCCTTTGGTGGATATTTTTGGGTAACTGAAGGATGTGAAGTCAGATATAATCATGGATCAGGGGTTGCGTGTGATGCAGAAACTACAGTAAGAAACTGTTATATTCATCACAATATGCGCTTTGGTCTTAATGGGGCAGGATGGAATAATATAGTTGAAGGGAATGAAATAGCCTTCAATAATTACATGAAGATGTTTAATCCCTATGATGGGGCAGGTGGGTCTAAGTGGGTATTTTCTACGGATATGATTATTCGTGGTAACTATTCACATGATAATTGGGGGCCTGGATTATGGACGGATATTAACAACATTCGTATTCTTTACGAGGATAATCTTGTAGAGGATAATCACATGGCAGGAATATTCCATGAGATTAGCTACGAATGTGAAATTGTTAATAATACACTCAGGCGCAATGGAATTACCTCAGCAGCATTCCCATTCTATCCCTCGGACGGTGGGATTCAAGTATATGATTCCCGCAATGTAGAAGTTCATGGGAACTTACTAGAACAGAATTATCAGGAAATTGCTTGTCTTTCAGATGCAAGGGATGGAACAGTTGGTATAGATGGTCCTTGGGAATTAACTGGATTAAATGTGCATGGTAATACCGTTGTAAATACTACTGTCCCTGCTGGCGGAGGTAGGTCAGGAGCAGAAACTACACATCCAGTTACTCAATGGAATAACAATACCTATACATTAGGTTCTGCTATTCCAGAGAGGTGGTACTATAATTCAATCGGTTATCAACAGGCAGGATGGCAGGGTATTGGTTTCGATACAACTAGTAGTATAACTTTTGTTTAGAAAGGACTTCCTCCCTGATATTTGATATCAAATTCTTCAGGGAGAAGAACTGATTCCTGTTTACCCTTCTCATATGTTTGTGTGCCCATTCCCATAGCCGTAGGTATAGCCAATGGAAGTAAAGAAGGATCCTCTTGTGCAAGCTCTGCGATATCTTGAACAATTAAAGGAACAAACATCTGAAGTAGTCTATCACCTAACATCACTGATTTATATTTAGAAGCATCATATAAATCATATGCAAATTTTAAGGTGGGATGGAGTTTATTTGCTCCAAAATCTTCCACAACTGAACGACGAGTAGGAGCTCTAAATCCTTTTCCTAATTCTTGTGTTCTACTGGAAGTGGAACTAGTGGTCTTACCAGAGATTAATCTATGGGCCAAAACAAGATACTGTTGAAATCCCGCAGCAGGATCTAATCTGGTATTCCCTATCTTAATCTTTCCAAAGTCTGCATTGTTAGCATCTAGTACTACATCTGCCCCTGCCATCTTAGCTAATGATGCAACGGTCCCCCACGCGCCCGCTGTAGATAAGAAGGCTTTCATATATTGCTTCCTAACAAAAGGAGAGGCAGCAATATAAGTAGCAGGGTTTAACATTCTCACACGGGAGGCAACTAATCTTGGTGAAAAAAGAGTATTTGTTAATACTGATGCTGCTTGCTCTAATGAACGCTCTTTTAATCCTACTCCCCCTCTTGTTATATTAGGAAGAGAAGTTCTTAATGGACCCCTTCCGGTTGCAGTATTCACGAAATCAGCAATCTCTTTTGCAAGTTCAGGATTATTTACCGCATCAGCATCTTTGATAAGAGATTCAAAAGTATCTGCACGTAATTTATTTAGGAAGGCAGTGTAAGCTCTATTACTTGGTCTGATACCTGGTACCGCTTCAGCCCATGAACTCATTATATTTTCTTCTCGACTGCCGAACGATTTCAGATCAGTCATTGCTAGACCAGATTTTTCAGCAAGAGAAGGAATCCTTTTATTAACCCATTTACCCCCAACAAAAGCAGGTTCAGTTTTATGTGCAAATAATGGGCGCGCCTCTATATTTGCCATCACCATATCATATGCACGTTGGCTCCCCATTGATTTCATCATATCAGGCCACGCTTTCCACCATTCTTTCTTTGTAATTAATGGGAGTCCCTGCCTTAATGGTGCTGAAATATCCCATGAAGTAGTAAGACCCCTAGGAAGATTATATAACTCCTGCATTACGCTAGCTTTTTTCTCAGGAGGAATAGGAAGATCCTCTAATGGAATAGGTTTTCCTTTATATGTCATGAAAGGAATACCATCTGGGCCCACTCCCCCAGGAACATATCCTCTCTTTCCTAATGCATGAATTAATTCCATCGTGGGTTGCTTTAATTTAATATTACGCGCTCCTTCGGGCGCGGATTCGATATTAATTGCTCCTGTTTCATTATTTAATAATCTTTGGCCTAATGATTGTGGGGGAGTATATGGAACTCCCTTACGATGGGGATTTCCAACAGGATAATCAAGAACTAAATCATCTCCTTGTTTACCAGCTAAAGTATATCCTTCCCTTTTCATTCGTGCAGCATGGGGTGAATTTTTATTTAAAACTATATATCCTGAATCTAAAGCATTTTTAGTGGCAGATACTTGTTCATCAAGTTCTTTTGACATAGTATCTATTACGCCATATTGCCTATTTAAATTGTCTAATTCATCCTCATAATCAACAACTTGACCCATCGCATGCATTGTATCAAGATTTCTTTTGGCTTCCGTATATGGATCAATTAATTCCCCAGCATCATTTAATACTTCTCCTGTAGTAGTATCAACCATATCTGCTCCCATTCTTTGAGCAGAACCAGTCATTCCTTTCTGACCTTTAGGATTAAATTGTGGTCTAATTGGTTGTGATGCAATTATATCTGTAGGAGCCATCTCCTGTTTAGGAATAGGAAGAGGACTTTTTCTCATTGCCTCAGAATCTTTAATGATAGTATTTAATCTACTTCTTAATGGGGATTTACCCCCTGTTAACATATTTAATCCACCAAGGGATATATCTAATGCTCCACTCATGGGATTACCTTCAGCTAATTCATCAATCCCATGAATACCCTGTCCTATTCCTAATGCTTTGGCTGCAACACTTGCTAATCTACTACGACCTAAAGTAATGATATTTGCGGGGGATAATAAACTGGCTGCCCCTTCAGTTGCTCCACCTAAGAATCCTCTCAGTTGGGAACCAAGCATAGATTCATCTAATGAATGCTCGGTTAATCTTTGAGATATATCTTGCGCGCCCTTGGTTATAAATTCAGGGGCTTCAAATATTGCATTATATGCTTTAGAGAGGAATCCTTTTTCTCCTGATGCAGTTAAGGGCGCAGGTTTAATTTCCTGTGATCCTTTAACTATATTCCCATTGTCATCTAGGTAGATAGGATTACCATTATCATCAAGATAAGCAGCTTGTTGGGGCATACATCACCTAGTTACAATAGTAGTAGGAACCCATTTAGTTCCATCCCATTGGCCCTCATTACCATTGGGAAACTTCCATGTCATTCCTTTAGTTCTTTTCTCAATAGGTGGGGGAACTCCTGTTCCGCCTGTAGGAGTAGTATTAGATTTAGGAACATCAGCAGGAGCAGGACCATGAGAAGACATAGGAGTAACAGGAGTTATAGGACTACTTCTTCCTGTAGCTCTGGATTTAATCCGATTATATCTCTCACGAATATCATCTACTGCATCTGCATATTCGTCATTTTCTTCTGCTTTGGAAGTGGGATTTCCAGTTTCATCCCAAAAAATTCTATCCTGTGGATTATCGGCTATGTATTGTTGTCTAGCTAATTTCCATGCAGCAGCTTCCTGAGAAGCAGACATAGTTTTATCTTTAGTAGCCGCTTCCTTACGAATACGAGCGCGCATGCCTACTAAAGTTTCCCGCCCAGATTGTCTTACTGCTTCAGTTTTGCGAGCTTCCGCGCCTGTAGCTGCAATTCGTTTTAATGATGCCCCTAACTGAAGATTGATTTTGTCCTCATCTGACAATTCATTACTTCTCACAGGTTGTCCATCTGGACCTGTAATAAATTGAGATTCGTTAGTTTGAGGATTAACACCAATCAATCTACCTTCACTATCTATCTTGACAGTATGATTGGGATTACGAGCTTTCCAATCATATGTAGCTGCTCTCTTTTCTCTAATTGCAATATTCTGTTGTCCTTCCTTAGCTTTTCTTTCAGATTCCCCCGCCTGAATATCAAGTCTTCTTTGTGCGGCTGCATTAGTTGCGGCGGACGTAGCAATCTGGCGTAAATTTACATTAGATGCACGTTCTTGATTTGCAACATCTAATGTAGGCTTCCATTTAGTTTGCCAATCTGTCATCTGCCGTCTATAAGGACCATATAATGCATCCTCAGTAGCATTAGGATCCCCACCCATATTAATCAAGGAACCTGCAATCTTTCTTAATATGCCAGGTTCTTGTCTTTGGGGCATTTCTCCTAACATCCTATATAACATTTCCTGAGCTTGAGTATCAGGTTTATATGCTTCTAAAGGATTCATATGTTCAGGACCCATTGGTTGTTGTGGAGCCTGAATATTAGGCATTCCCTGCGAAGGATCAATACCAAATAAATTCTGGAATCTTAAGTTAGGCAGAAATGGTGATCCCATAACTATGTCCTAATTCCGGGAAATTGGTTATAAGTAGAACCCATACCAGGAACCCTACCAGAAGGAATTAAATTACTAGCTCCACCTGTTAACCAAGGAGCAGCAATTTGACCACCTAATCTAGCTACATCCCCAATTCTTCCCAATGTTCCTTCCCATCTACCAGGTAATTGCTGCGCCTGAAATTCAGCATTAATAGCATCCTGATTAATACCCAATCTCTGATTCATAGCATTTAATACTTGATTACCAAACATACTAGTTAATCCAGGTGTAGTTCCATATAATCCAGTAGCACCCTGTAATCCAAATTGCTTACCTTGATTTACCATTTGAGCAATAGCAGCTTCAGCCCCAGTAGAAGCATCACTCATTGATTGCCCTTGTTCCCTAGCCATACGGGCTTTTAATACACCTTGGCCTGGGGAGTAACCCCCTTGTAAGGACTTCTGCCTATTTACATCTCTCGATGCATTAGCATAAGCAGCTCTAATAGGGGAAACTGCACGGGATCTAATATTAGATAAATCCCCAGGACTATAGCCACCTGTGTCCTGAAAATTCTTAAATCCGCCCATCAGTTCGCCATAATGTTGCATATTCTGTTGGGCGCCCTGATTGTATAAATTTCTAAATAGGTCTAACTGTGGTCCAGCAATTCCTTTTGCTTCCCCAGTTTCCCTAGCCGCTACATTACGCATTTCTCTTTTTTTATCGCCAGCCATACATCACCTATATATCAAGAACTAAAATGTTACCCCTACTATGAAAACCCACCTCATTTAATTGGGATTTCCATACTTCCTGCTCGGTAACAACATGTAATCTATCAAACCCTGCTTTTTGAGTTAAATATTGACTAGCCTGTAAAATCTGATATAAGGCTGCGCGCCTTTTTCTAGTCGAATGATTCTTATCCGTTAATGCTACGATTTCAGTTATGAGTCTAATTCCGCCCGCACTAACTATCTTGTCACAATCATCTATAACTGCAAATGTGCATAAATAATTATTAAGAAAATCAGGAAATTCAAATTCATCTTTGTAAAATGCTTGATGAATTTTCCTTAGTTCACAAATATCATCTTCACTTATTGCACGTATATTCACTGTTGTATTACCCTATAAGTGAAATTGAAGAAGAATCTTTCCTGTACACCGTTAAACCCACAAATCCATTCCATCTGGGCGCGATTATTTACTACATCCCCAAAAATAGCTGCTGATTCTGATCTTACCGTAGGACATACTGCTACACCAGAACATTGATGATCAAAATCAAAATATGAAATCAAGGGTAACGCAATTCCTAATCGAGTAATTGTATTAAAAGCATTGGGAGTTACAAAAATTATACCCGAAACATGAATAAGATCTCCAATCCTGAAATAATACGCAGGATCTGTTCCCGCCCCACCAAGATTTGATACAAGAGTTAATTCAGGTATATATAATCCAGTTTGGGTTCCACCATTTTTAAGAGGAATTTGACCATTTATTTGGGTAGTAGCTTCAATCTTCTCATTCCTGCCTAATTTCCCATCTAATAAATCACTAACTGAACTAGCCCCATCAATTAGTCCATTTACAGTTTGAAACAAAGCAGAATTTTCATTCTGAAATCCCGAGTTAACAAGGATATTACGTAATCTATTATAATCGTAAGTTGGCTTAACTCTGTTTTTAAATGCCATTATCCTGGGAACTCCGAAGCGAAGTATTTGCTATAAAGGATAATTCTAGTTATTCTAAAATAATCATTTATAGTATTAGTTCCTATCTCCAATTTAGCTCTTTGTTCCTTAAAATTAGCTAGTATTCTAGGTTGAATAGCAGTTCTCGGTGATAATGGAATATCATAGAGTTGCTGTCTATTCACATCTTGTAGTGAAAGGAGAGCCAATTTAAGCGCGCCCTGTCCTGTTACACGTAAGCGCACCATATTAATATGAGAAATCTGCTCTCCTGATGAACCACTTGAACGAGCTACTCCTTTAGGCATTATTCACCTATCAATCCAGTTTTAACAAATGGATTAGGAATCTTTACCACAGTAGTAGTTCCAAGAGTTAAATCATTCCACAACGTATCATTTCTCTTGCCTGGAGTTATTTTGTATATCCCCGACCTTTCATTGGGTGTCATAGTATTTGTGACATTTATGATAATTACTTCCCCTGCTTGAAGAGATAGGAGATTAGGAGGACTTCCATCACTTACATCATAATCAACAGACCAACCAGCAGGAACTACTTCTTCTATACTATAAATTCCTACAGGAACATTATTATAAGTTTGAGTTCCACCATCTGCTAATTGGAATGTGGCAGGAGTTAATCCCCCACCTGCATTGAAAGTAAATAATGTAGGATCTCCGGTAGGATTTGTAGTTTTATTTATTACTATTGTTCCTGTAGTAGGAGCACCAATACTGGCGCGGGTAATCATGAATGGACAACTAAATGGAACACCAAATCTGGCAAAGGGAGTTGCAGTTTCAGCCGGGAAATACGCTCCTGCCGTATATTCAGCATGAGTTCTATTAATTGCAATGGCCCCAGTTGCAACTACTATATTCTTGAATACTGATAATCCAAATGATGCCCCAGAAGGATGAGTCCATACCCAGAATGATAAAGGATTATCTATTGCATATGCCAATCTGGGCAGAGTAACTGTAAATGCAGTCCCAAGGATATAAGTATTTAGAGTCGCGCCCGCAACATCATATCTTCTAATAAATAAGTCTCTAGGTGAAGTTCTAAAATAACTAACTACTAGAGTATCATCATTTAAGTAAAGAATATCTCCTACAACATATCCTCCCACTGCTGGAACTAAATCTGACATAGCAGAATTAGTTAGGAGATCCCAACGTCTAATTTCGCTATTTAATGAGGATAATCTTCCACTATAATAGAGAATAGTTTCGGCATTATTTGCAGCCATTCCAGTTAATCCGGCTGCACCTAAGTTAAATATAGTTCCACCTAATGTTCCTGCTGCATTTACAGTTCTTACTGAAGCAAAATTGAATGCATTTCCAGTATCCCCAACATACCATTTATTCCCACCTTGAACTGCTCTAATCCTTGGGGATCCTGTCCAAGTAAAAAGAACATCAGTAATAAAGGTAAGATCATTTTCGTATAATTTAAGATTTAAATCTGCAAATTCATCGGCAATTAATATTCTTCCATTTCCTTCTAATATATCTCCAGCCTCTCCAGAAGGGAAGGGATAAAGAAATCTATGAGTAAGGAAATCTGTAGCTGAAGATACTATAACCGCTGGAAATCCTTCAGTATCATCATTAGTAAAAATAGAGCCAACAGGCGCGACAGTTGGGACGAAATATTCTGCTCTGATTCGTAATATAGAGGTGGCAAAATTTCCATTCCTACGAAATTCAAGGAAATATCTAGTTCCTGCCGTAACAGGAATCTGAACTGGTTTATTCTGAACGAAAGTTAGATTAGGAACAGGGTATGAACTAAGCGCGCCTGGAATTCCTGTGTATATGAAAATAGTAGGTTTATATCCTACTAAATCCCCAAATCCCCAAATTCCAACTTCCCCCGTGGTAGGAGCATCAAAGAAATACCAGGCAGTCCAAGATTGTCCTGTATCAAATACATCTTGACTAACATCTACAGGAAGAACTCCTAAGTCAAATGCAGTAAATTCGTCAGCATTCGGTATCGCCATTACGCAACCTGCTCAGAACCGATAACTAAAGTATCCGTTTGAATTAATGTTATTGTGGTTGTTTCAATATCAAAAGTCCAAGGATGCCATTTTATATCTTTAGGAGTTAACCCATCTTCATATTGACCAAGTAACATTTGTTTATTAGGTAGGGTCATATATAATTTTTTATTTAAAGTATCATTCATTATCTGAATATTGGCAAAATCATTTCTATCTATATCTTTCCATAAATCTTCAATTACCCATGTTAGGGGAATTTCAGTATAAACACCGCTGAATATATAAATCCCCCCAAAATAAACCACAATAAGATATTCAACATTAACGCCGCCAGAATCCAATACTTGCGCGATTCCATGAATTGATGCCCCAATACCTTGATCTAATGGAACTGGCCCTGACCATGTAGAGGGAACATCTCCATTATCAGTGATCATGTATGTTCTAGTTTTTTTATATAAATAAAGAACATCTCTAAATTCTTGCGCGTTCGTTATAGGATTTCCATCTAAGGGAACTATGATTTGTCCATCTACTTGATCAATTGCTTCAGGTTCTCCGGGCGCACTAAGATAAGCAAGAGAAATATCAGTAAAAGTTGCAGCAAGGATCATCCTATTGTTGTAACTAGATAGAACTACGCCCGCAGGAATTGAGGCAAAATTATCTAAAAGATAGGATGCATCTTCAATCAAATCTAAATCGTAATAAGATACTGTTTTGGTAGCATCTGTATTATTTTCAATAGTCCCATCTGGAATAAAATATAATTGATATCCCCTATCATCTCCATTATAATTTAAAATAGCTCTACTCGACACTAAATGTCGTCTAATTACAAACGCAGAAGGAGATGTGGGAATATTTGCTATATCTATAGCTTTATTTACATTAACAAATGATTGGACTGCAAATACTTCAGGCCCAGGTGCAGTTAAGAATCCTGTATCAGTTTCATATACTACACCAATGATATGTAATCCTAAATCAGAATGTCCCTCAACCGTAGAATTCTTAGCATTAATTCCACCTGAAGTAGGATTTGCTAATGCTCCTGCGGCGAAAGGAACAACTAATTCCGTATCTGCAAACGATACCGTAGTAGCTGTATCTGTATTATTTAATACCGTTTTGACCAAAAAATAAGTATATGTAGTTGTATCGGGATTCCAATCTTTAGGATCTATAGCTGCCGTGGCCCAAATTTTACGTTGTGTAATACCTAATCCACCTATGGGAATATTATTTATGATGGCTTCTTTCCCGCCGGGCGCATATATAACAGGTAATACAGTAGGACCCAATCCAGTAGAATCCCCTACTCCATCACTAAATGTAACTGCAAATACATGGATACCCTGGTCTATTTTTCCATCTATAGTGCTATTAAAAGCAACCATAGGAGTATCACCAGGTAATGTGGGAGGATTTCCTGCGGCTGCGCGTGCAGGGGTTCCATCACCTTTATATACGTATACTACTTCATTTTCTAATCCCTTCTGATAATTCTTTCCATCAGAATCTACAAATGTTCCAAAGGGACTAATATAAGCTCGTCCAGCAAACGCAAAGAAACCAAAATCCGTCATTCCTGCTACATGCAGTATAGGACCTGATACTGTGGGAGAAGTCCAAGGGGGAACTGCATGATAAATATCACCATTAGTATCTAAAATAAGTAAGGATTCCCCTGTTTGTAATTTATAATTATATAATCGGAGGACATTTCCTCGCGCGAGAAGAGTATCCAATCCATCTCTAGTTTCAAATCCTGATTCTATTGATTGAATATTATTTTCATCCGTAAAATATTCCTGGGGACACGAGTCCTCATCTCCCCTTTTCCATAATCCATTAAATTCCTCTAAAACTATTGGCTCATGATCACGAAACATCAGAACCACCCACGAGTTTTATAGTTTGCTCTAAATGGCCTACGTCGAGTATAAATAGCCTGTCTACCCTTAGTTGGAATATTTAATGCTCGTTCTAATGCGATTTCAGCTTTACCATTCTGCGCGGCTGCTCTAGTTTCATTCTCTCCAATAAACATGGAACAAAGCGCGCCAGTTGCATAACCAAGATAAGTAGTTAAATTCTTGAAACGAACCCCTAATTCTACCTCAACATCATCAATTTCAATAGGTAAATTGAATATGGATTGAATATAATCTAATTTAAGTTGTATAATCCCTGTAGCAGGGGGAACTCTAATTTCATTATTTACCCAAGCAAATATACCAAAGGTACTTATCTCAATTTCTTCCAAATTATGGGGAATAAAATCCTTTCTAACCATAGGAGTCCATGTATTTCCCCCATCATTACTTTCCCACACCTGCTGTATTTCAATTAAATTAGCTGGTAATGCAGGAACAGTTCCAAATCCTATAATTACCGTGCCAGCAGGAACAGTTAATATACCTGAAGTTTCGTTAGTTAGAGGAATATTATTTTCTTCAAATATTTCCTGTAACTCCTGCATTGCTATATTCAAATAGGGCAAAACAGCATCTTCAGTATATTGCTGTTGGGCAGTATCATTCTGTAATGATGCTACCATATTGATAATTTTAGCAGGTGTGGGCATTATCCAACCCTCGTATTGTTACACCGCAAACTTAAGGTCTTTTGCCATTGGATGCGTTTGATCTACCCATTTACAAACAGCGCAAACAGGATATGCAGGATTTCTCATATTTCCACAGGCTTGACAACGAATTAATTCAGCCGCATGGAAATCTTTAATCCATTCCTTATCTAAACCTAATTCCCTAGCAGCCAATCTCATGTCATCCATGATGGTAATAGGATTTCCATTCGAGCGCGCCCAGAGAATATCAGCAATCTTTACTAAGGATCGAAACCAATTATCCTGTCTTTTCTTTGCCCTGTCTAAATGAGCCTTAAATTCGGTTACAACTTTCTTTACGGAATGATCCCCAGGCAAATAAAATAATCCTGGCATAGATTCCGCCATATCACAACCAATGTATCCATTGCAATAATCCCTAACGATGGAATCTGCAACTTGAATACTTGAATTGGTAATTTCTAATAAGGGCTGGTCGGGATCAATATCTCTCCACCAACTAGAAGGACCAACTACAAGTACAGAAGGATTTTCAAATCTACCAGCAGGAATATGAAAATCTCCCGGCATGATAGTTGGTTTATATTCATGAAGTTCCTTTGGAAAAATGCTAACTACTGTAGATTTATCCAAGGGATTTACTTCAGCCCGAATAGTCCTTCTCTTACTAAATCCTAGCGCACTTGTAGGAATTCCGCCCGGAATAGTATCAATAGCCATTATTTATTCTCCATAGCAAGTTCTTTCATTCTAAAATCTAGAGATTTACCTGTTTTAAAAGTGGCTCTTAATTGCCTAAAAAATTCCTGGCAATTTTCACAATCACAAACAGGTGATCTTTTCCATTCATCACTATTTACTGGAATGTTTTTGACCAAACAATTCATAGCTATCTCTCCTTGTTAGGACTACTGCCAGGTCCATATGCCACACCACTTCGATGTGAAAGGGCAGTAGTTATTTTACTTTCATTTCCAAATAATGCTTCTTCATATTCTTTAACTCTCTGTTCCTGCACTTCCATTGCTTCTTTGGGATCAGATTCAGGATCCTTATATTTAACTGTTCCTGCCTTCTCTACATTCTCTTTTAAGGTTTCCAATATTAATTGAATTGCAGGCCAAATAGGAATTAAATATTCTCCATTCCTATCTTGAAATGTCCATATGGGTTCATAGGAAATTTTCGCAGGAATATCAGTTTCCCCTTGAACTTCTTGCAACCCCTCAAGGACATATCTATTACTTTTCCATCCCTTATATTTAGGAACTTCTCTAACTTCAGGAAAAAGTAATTGGAATCCCTCATCTGTATGAGTCATCCATCTCTTCTCATATACATCATCTGACCAAACTAATCTAAAATATGGCAGATTAGTATCCATCCTGCCATATAATTCAATCAATCTTTGATTAAATGCTTCAAATTCAGATGGGAGAAGTTTCTGAATCATTTTGATACCAATTTTGACACCAAATTAGCATTCATTTGTGGGGTATTTATTCGACCTGCGCCACCAGTATCATAGGAAGTATACCAAACTCCATTTTCCTTATGTGGCCAAACAATCATTCCACCAAGATGCCCTACCCAACAATTCATATCACAATGAGATTTAATTCCAGCTTCACGGACTCTCTTAAAGAATCCGATATCATCACTCCATTGCTCAGGATCTAATTCTCCCAATCTTACATAAGGCTTCTCTAGTTTCTCAAAAATAGAAGTCTTAACTAGAAGGAATCCAAATCCTGCTGCTACAATCTCCTTCAATCCATTATCATTAGGATCTAAATAGACGGGAAGGCATGCGCCCTCATCATCTGCTACATCAAAAATTAATGGAGTATGAGGATATGCTCTTGAGAGATAAAGACCTGACACAATATCTACGTCATGTTTTAATAACTGTTTAAGTGCTCTAGGTTCAAACGCCTGATCATCATCAATAAAAAGAATATGAGTGCAATTATGTTTTATCGCTTCGTCAATGATAATATTTCTTCCACGGGCGGGGGAGCGTTCATGCACATAAATAGTGAATCCCTCGGGCTTTTCTAGGAGATTCACGTAATCATAAAAATCCGCCCGTCGTGCATAATGCTCCGTGATAACTCCAACCATTACTTTCGGGTCCACCATATTGTATCCTCTACTGTAACATTTGTTAACAATTCATCTACGGCCTTCTTTACTCCAGGCCATGTGGAAAAGGCATAATCATGTCCACAAATAATTCCATTTGGCTTTAATAACCACATTGCTTTATTTATATCCTTAATTACCGTGCTGTATCTATGGTCCCCATCAATAAAGACCATATCAGCAAATTCATGATTGGGTAAATCAAAATTATAAGAGAAATTTCTAATTGGAATTACTTTACCTGATAAAACATGTTCCTGTAAATTGGTTACGAACTGAGGCATTACATATGTGTTAACTACCTCTAAATCATTTCCATCTTCTAATTTATATGGTCCATTCCAAGGATCTACTGTATATATCTTGGCATCATCAGGCGCGTTATCTGCTAGCGCGCGTGTAGAACGCCCAAGATATGAACCAAATTCTACGATACATTTACATGACCGCGCCACATTAGCTAACCAGGTTAGTTCCCTTATAGACATCCAACCCGATATAGCTAATGCTTTATCAAGAATAAGTGGGTCAGTTGCAATCTCCATTTTGCCCCCTTTACCTGCGCTCAGCGAATTATGAAGTTACCAACTGGTTGCCCTACCATGAAAAAATCAGTAGCCCACTTATACATTACGTAGTAGTTTCACCTGCGTAATACTTGCCCTCAACTGGATTATACACAAGGAACATTGGCAAATTCGTTGTAGGAGTTGCCACTGCCTTGATATTTCCAGTTGTGGTAAATGCCGTAGGCGTAGTAGTTGTGAAAATAAAGCACAACATATGAACGCCAGGCACGGGAGGAGATACAGTAGCAATTGCAACCGTCCCACTAATAAAAGTGAGGAAGTTCTGAGGTGCTACTGTAGCAGCAGAAGCAATAGTTGTAGGCTTCTGTTGTTGTTCACTCTGAACAGTTGAAATATCCTGAAAGTTTAAAACTGACATTTTACACTCCCGAATTGATATACCATTTAGCGGCGCCCTTATTCCATACTAACCAGACTGCGCGGTTTTGGGCCATAGCAATACCAACTAAAATATTGCCCGATGTGCCTAAAGAAACCGCGCCGTCCACTGGAATAAGAATAACCATCATTCCACTGGATTGCAGTGGTGAAAGAATAGTTTGAATCGTAGTGCTACCAGTAATTCTAACAATATCAGTCTTGACAGAAATACTGGTAGCCGAAGCAACTACGCTTTCCGATAGTTTAGACTGAGTACCAGGAATCATCCTCCTACCTCCTATATTCCTTAGTAACCAGTAGGAACTGCTAATGCATCAATATAGGCAGTGGCCGCAGGATTATTTACAAATGCCTGGAAGCCATTGACCATATAGAAGATTTCAGCAGTCATAACGCCACCTGAAGGCCCACGAATCTCGAAGATTTTTCTTCCATCAGTTGTATAGAAACCAATAGGAAGAATTTCTCCACGGCCCCAAGTTTCATCGGTAACGAAATCAATACGGGTCTTATCCCAACTGAAATGAGTCTTAATGGGTGCTCCGGCTAATTGCATGTTATCGCCGAAGTAAACATTAAGAGCTTCTTCCTTAGCCTGCTTATGAATAATGGAAATTAACTGACCAATTTCCTCATAAGCCTGCGCCTGACAAGGATGGGTCCAAGCATTTGGCTTGAAATTATTATTCAAACCAACACGATTTCCCATCTTGTTAATCGCTAAACGTGGTAATGGTAATGACAATGCAGCAGAACCACCATTAACACGATTAGAACGAATTTCAGGAGTTGTTGCTCGGCTAAAACCTAACCAAGTTCCAGTAGAAGCATTGGAATGATGATAAGGCACACCAAACAATGCTGGCGTGGAAGCAGGAGAGGTAATACCGTTAGTAACAATCTTATCAGTTGCGATTACACCTGCAATCTGGGGGAAAATCTTAATCTGCTTATTTTCCACATCCCAGAAAGTAATAACACCAGAGCCGCGATTAGTAGCTAAGGTTGCATCAAAAACTTGGACCGTTTGTCCAAATCTCATTAAACGCGCACCAAAGCCATCAGTGGTTAAATCAATTACGTTTTCACCACCGGCGGGCGTATCAGCAGTTACAGTTCCAATTACACCTGTTCCAGGCTGCTGTAACTGTGAATCAATCTGACGACGTAATTCATCTAATGCTGTAGCAACTAAACGCCTCACAGCATTTTCGATAGATTTACGGTCAGTATTAGTGGACCACTGAGTTAACTTGGTGTATTCAATATTTTCCGACATGAATACGGGCTGTAATACAGCTTTATCCCAAGTTGGCCCACCGCCACGTCCTAAATCGCCACCATCAGGATTAAAATACTGGAAAGAACCCCCAGGTCTTAATTCTAATGGAACGCGCATTTGACGATATGAAATTGTCTCAACATCACGCTTCTTGATGTTGGCATAAAACATATCATCACGTTCAAAAACTGTGCGAACTTTAGGCAGTACTCGCTCTAATTCAAGAGCAACCACCTGCTGTTCATTAACTGCTGCCATAATTTGCCTCACTAATCAGACATTAAAAAATCCCTGTTAGACATACCAGCAGGAATTTGTCCTGGTTTAGTTTTTACACGATTGTCCGATCTTTTAGGTGAGGCATCGGATTTCCTATCCTTTGGTTCTTGTTCTTCTTCTATAGATTCTTCTTTGATTCTTTTACCCATTCCCTTTAATGCTTCGTTTCGAGCCTTTTTAATGACTGAGGCTAACAGTGTTTGTGCTTTTGAAAGATATGCGCTCTGAATCTTACCGATAGATTCTGAGCTAAAATTATTCTTCTCTGCATGTTGCCAGAGTTTATCTCGTAAGGCAGCAAAACGACTATCCTTACTAATCAATTTATATGTAGTTTCTAATGCATCCCGTTCCGCAACTCCCTTAATATAGGAAGTCATAGAATTCTTAGGATCAATATGTTTACCAATATTATGCTTGAGAATCTTTTCAATCTTATCTTCTAAACCACCACGAGCCTCTTCAAATTTTTGTACACTTAAAGCCTTCTCACGTTCTTCAAGTTGTTTCTCTCTTTCAGATTTATCAGGTTCCGCTTTAGATAAAGGAGCAGAACTAGTTAATTTAGCAGTTCCGAATACGTATTGATTTAAAATGGTTGCAGTATTTTCAAGGAGTTGCCCTTGATCTCCACCAACATCCCGACCTTCTTTAACCATATTATAAATTGTTCTTCTGATGATATTTCCAACTACATGATGATATGCTTTCTCATCAACCTTAGCTAGGGACATTAAGTAATTATCTGCAATTCTATTGAATGATTCATTATTTTCCTTTTTAACCGATTCAAGAACTTTGGTTAAATCCCCACCAAGTAATTCTTGTTCAAAATTATCAAGTGTCTCTGCCCGTTCATGCGCGGTTTGGGCATCAGCAGGAGAAGGAAATATTTCAGAATACTTTCTCTCCCTATAATAAGCCTTCTCAAGATAAGGAAAATCCTGGAAAATTTTGGGATACTTACGTAAAATTTCCGCCCGTCTAACTGGCTGAATGATTTCTAAATCATCTTCTTCTTTATCTTCGAGTTCTAATTCTTCTTCAATTTCTTTTAATTCATCAACTTCCTCTTCCTTCTCTTCCTCTTTATCTTCTTCTCCTTCTTTTTCTTCTTTTACTTCTTCATCAGGTTTTTCTTCCTTTTCATCCTTCTCTTCAGGTTTATCATCATCCTTCAGAAGATCATAAATTTCATCAGGACCAATATCAGTCTTTAAATCAATAGAGCCAGGATTAGAATTAGAGAGTATTGACATCTTCATTCCCCTTAATCGGTGCCTCTTTATCAGTTTCTTTGGGCTGTTTACCTACGGATTCGGCACTTTGTTCCGCAGCAGCCATCATAGCAGCTTGTTGCTGTAAAATTTGGAGATGCATTTTAGCGTGTAATAATACATTCTTATAACCTGGTTCATTTTCAACTTTAGCTAATCTACCTGCATCACTTACTAACCAAGAGCGGCAGATTTCAAATTCTATTTCATGATTATCAATATCAGGATCAATTTCTACTGAAGGAATTTCCTGTGGCATCATTGCTTGCATAGCCATAGGATCCTGCGCTACCATAGGATCTTGAGCCATCATAGGATCCATAGTAGGAGGCATTACTATAGGTTCACTATCCAATAGAAGTTTAATCTCTTCATATTGTTTATTCCTGTCATCTTCACCAGGAATATAGAAATCTTCAAGTCCCAAGGACTCACGAATAATGGGAAGATTCTCGGGCGCAGCCAATACCTTCAGAACTTCCTCATTATTCATTTGCATAAGATTCATTACTACGTCCTTCCTTTGGGACCATGTTAAAGGAAGGTTTTCATTTGCCTGTAATTCAAACTTACCAATCTTTCCTTCTAAATCTGCTTTACGAATGAATACATTGATAAACTTTCCATTTGCATCTAATTGAACATCTCGTTCATCAGCTTGAATATTTTCAATATATTGGGGAATAGCCTTACTAAATACTTTCTTCCATGCAATAGTGAACATTTTCCAAAGATTCTGCAATCTCTGTAAAGCCTGCTCACGGGACATCGCATAACCAGACGCAGTTTTCTGTTCCTGTAATGCCCCACCAAATAATGAAGGAAGCGCGCCAGAAACTAATTGTCCCATCTGCTGCACATTTTCACTGAAAGGCATTACTTCCTGTGATAATGTAGCAGTCTTAACTTCAAAAAATGCGTCAGATAAACTATGTCCTGCCTTTGGTTTCGCAGGATATATTGAACCAGGAGTAGTTTCCATTTGCCTGTATCCAGCAAAATTTAAAACTTGAGGATCAGCAAATGTTTGGCCTATTCCATGCTCAATAGTCTGTAACGTAAGAGAAACTAAATCATTCGTAATTTCCTGAATAGAAACTAAAAGCAGGCCCAGAGGATCATGCTGTAAATAATCCGACATGGGATTATAAGTAAGAGTCCATCTTTCATCTAATTTCTCAGGACATGCTTCAGCAAAATCATCATTGGCTAAAACTACTTTGCATCCATCAGGGAAGTGTTTTAGTAATTCTTCCGTCTCCTCTTGCTTCAAAACATCGAACGCGCATGGTCTAAACCAATATTGTCTTTCCGAGATATTATTTGTGGGATATTCCCCTAAATACTGAGGCGATAATCTGCCCCAAGCCTCATAAGGATCAAATATTCCTTGGGGTTTACCTTGGAACTTTTCCTTCAATTTAGGATATTTCTTGATAACATTCACGTAATGAGTTTCACATGTATAACTAAGATAAGGACAATCTTCCTGCTTACGAGCATAAACTGGAGTTTTTACGTATAATCCACCCCATGCCTCTAAACACAATCTCGTCTTATCTTTAAATTGAGTTCTAATTAGCTGACTAATCATTTCTGTGGTTCTATTAATCTGAGGACTAATTAAAGAGCCACAATTTGGACAAATATCCTGTTGTTCTTCCATGCCCATCATAGGCATTTCACTACCCGATTCAACTATATTATTTTCAATTTCATATCCACAATTAGGACATGAAATTACTTCATGTTCTTCTGGAATATCTTCATAAACATTTTCCTCATATTGACCATATTCTTTATCCGAATGAGGATAATTATAATAGGCTACCATTCCTTCAGTGCAGAAAATAAACCATGCATGAAGCCAAAGAAGAATTACATCATTATGATGATAAATTAACTTTGCGATTTGATCTCCAGCTTTTGCGGTTAATAAGTCAAGAGAATCATCTGCATTATCAGGATAACATTTAATCGCAGGAACAGTAATTGAGAGAGCAGCTATAATAGATTCTAAATAGGCCCGGAAAATATTCATGGGCTTATCATAGTATGATTGCTCTCCTTCATCAGTTGCACCTTGATCTGGTATCCTCCAATCATGCGCGGTTTCACTGGAATAAATATTACGGAATCCTTCCCATAACAGTTTCAATCTGCGCCACGTCCTAATTTGGCGTTCACGCACAGACTTATCTTCATCATCAAAATGATCAACAACCGCTTTTAATAGCCGCTGAACTTCTTCCGAATATTCCCTAGCCACGCTTTTTATCCTTCTTACTGAAAAGACTTCTTTTTTCTTTAGAAGTTTTACTTACAAATTCTTTAGCTACTTCCTTAGATGGTCCTATTCCAGTATTAGATTTAGCTCCATGCGCGATTGCCTGCATAAATCTATACTGTTTTGCTGATTTGGCTGGCATCTTCTTCCTCCTTACCTAAAACTTCTTCTTCAAGTTTTTCAATAGGTGTTCCCATTTCCTTGATTTCCTTTTGCTTTTTCTTTAATAATTCAAGGGATTTCCTATCCTCAGCATCCATCATTTGTTGCCTAACTGCATGAGGAATAAATTTACGAGTAGTAGGCAATGGTTTTAAATCTGTGGTTTCCATTGCTGGTTGCATTTCAACCTTAGGCATTAAAAGTCTATCTAATAATCGTTCCTTTTCCCGTCTTTCATTCTCCAATTCACGTTGGAGAACTTCGCATGTCAAACATGGTTTATCTTCCAATCCAAACCATTTATAAAGTAATTCTTTAATCATTATCTACTCCTATGAAATCTCTGAATTGGCTGTATTGCATCTTCATCATTAGCTTCTATTCTATGCATATTTCGATAGAAAGCTGTGTAATCTCCAGTATTTGCAAGCTGTTGGGAAAGATGTTCCCTCTCTTGAAATTTCTTAAATTCTTCAGCAGCTTCATCAAAATATGATTCAGCGGTCGCGCATGCATATCTTAAATCATCATATGCATCATCCCCTTCAAACTCTGCAACATCTTCAGCGGGTTTATTATTCTTTGGTTTATCGTAGTTACAGGCTTTAATTGAATCAACCATTATTGGACAGCAATTAGGATGCCCATGATTATTTGGATGATCTCCATCACAAAGAAAGATTTGAAGTTTAGGAATATTCTTCTCTTCTTCGGGCGCGTCGAATAATTTCAGATATCTCTTATAAGTATCTAATCCTTTTACTCGAAGGAGCCATCTTGCATATTCATCATTATATTTGGGCATTTCCTGCGCTGGCATATATTGTTGCTTCCATCTTAGATATTCATGTAATAACGTCTTACCCGCAAGACGAGAGCCAGGAGTATTATCAGATAACTCCACAGAAACACCAAGTGCCTCACTGATTTGTTCTTGTATAGTTTGGTCCTGCCCTCTATCTTGTTTTGCAGACCTACAGAATTTAACAATCCTTGGATTTTCTTTTTCAATAAATTCCTTAACATAAGGTGCCCATTCCCTAATCTTAGTTTTGACCCACCATTGCTCTCTATATAAATAAAGCCTTTTAGTTGGAGATACTGCATAATATCCAATGTAAGTCATTGCAGTATAACCCCAATCACCAATTACGAATCTGGGCCACCATTCAGGAATATTAAAGGGCGAAACACAATGTAAAGCATTATTTGGTTCATCAGGATAATGTTTATCTCTAAATTCATCAAATACCTGACCTAAGTATGCATCAAAATCTCCATACTTCTTAGCCTTCTTTTCTGCCTCATTTAATCCTTCTAATGATTGACCATACGTAGGATCAAGGTGGGGATTATCAGCTAATGTTGCACGAATAAAGATACGAAGATTTCCACCTTTACCTTCAATAGTTCTTCCACCTGGTTTATAAGGATCAATGAATCTTTTCTTAAACCATGTATGACCTATTCCACCCGGCATAGCTGCACCACGGACAATAGCAGGTAATGTCCTATCTGATGCACGGACGCGGGTGAAAGCAATATACATATACATATATTCGGTAAGCGAAGTCATTTCATCAGGAGTAAATAGATTAATTTCCATTGAATCATATTTGTGAACATCATCCTCGTTTTCACAATGTCCAAGGAAAATCATTGCCCCCATATTTCCCATACCAGTTCCGCCTGCTTGATCTGGTCTAGGGAATGTCCATACCATTTCAGAACGATTTAATGTTGCTCCAAACTTAGTAAAGATTTCTCTACTACGGGGTAACACTTCATTACGTAGTTCAGGGAAAGTTCTACGCATGAATACTTGTTTAAATCTAGGATTAAGGTGCCATTCGTTGATGACACCATAAACCAAAAGAACGTCTGTCTTACCTGAACCTGCTCCGCCTGCATACACAGCTTCCTTAATACTCTGAGGAACCGCAAGGAAAGGTTCCTGTTTTCTATTAGGACGCCAATATGGTTTATCGAATGCCATTTTCTCTTAGCCGCTTATCAACTATTTCTTGCAAATCATCCATACGTAGATGATTTCTTTCCTGGGTTCTAATGAGGGAAATTAATTCCACATTAGAAGCAGTATTATCCTTAATTACTTCTACTAGCATTAAACTGGTAGTTTTCCATAATTCTGAATACATTTGTTGGTCCTTGCGATAAAACAAGAACATAAATGCTGCAAGAATTCCGCCTATACCTAGAGTTGCAAACCATTTTACAAATTCTGGATCAAGCATCTCAACTTCGTTTCAGAGTTATAATGGTCCCACTTGCAGTTGAACGAACAAAAACCGCTGCTAATTCAGCTTGATTGTTTGTCAAAGTAACCGCTACGTAAGTAGAATTATCCTGAGAAGTTTCAATTGATCCTGCCACGCGCGCTAATACTCTACTCGCAGGTAAAGCATATCCTTGATTTTGAACCATAGTAACAGCAGGTCCTATTGTAAGAAGTTCAGGCATCATGCACTCCTTGTAATGGAGGTGGGATTAACTGCATCATTCAACGTGAATGTCATTAAAGTAGTGCCATCTGGTCTCTTTACCGTAACTGTAGTTCCTACAACTGACCGCTCACATAAGAATTGATTTATCATATATAACGCCTGTTGCACAGTAGGAATAACTCCATCTGAGGCAACCGCGTCAGCAACTTGATATGTAGGATAAAGTAATTCATCAATATTTCTAATTGAAGGCTGGATAACGAACATGGCATCACACCATTCCGCTCCAACTAAATCACTAAATAGAACTACTATATTATCCCCATTCATCTCCGCTGCTGTTAAACTAACTTGAACTGCTTTACCAGCAGGCGGGGTTGTAGTAGGAAGATTAGTTAAATTGTTGAATGCCCCACCATCTATACTTACTTTAACATCTCCCCCAGATAGAGTAGGGGTATTCTGATATACATTAGGATCAACCTGGCTAGTTAATCCTACGTAAAATGTAAAAGCCGTATTTTTCTTTGGTGGAACAGGCATAATACAAACCTATGGAAACTGAGCATCCCCGCCAATAATAAAGTCCCCTAGATTCAGGATTCTTCTATTTCCAGGGCTTACTCTAAATACATCATATACATATTTATCTGGCTGAATATTTAACGTAGCTGAGGGGATAATTGCCATGAATCTACCCGCAGGCGCATTAGTATTTATTGCAGTAACCTGAAAAGTCTTATTTGGAGTATTAAATGCCTTAGCTACTGTTAGAGAGATTACCCATCCTGTAATATCCCTAGGAGGGACCATTTGAAAATTTAATTCAATATCCTCTCCACGATACACAGTAATACTTTGAACTACTGGCATTCCTCACCCCCAGACTCTAAATCGTAGATAATAATACCTGAATTAAAGTCCAGAATTTCAATGGCGGATTCTAAGTTATATTCAGTCAGGGCAGAATCAATACAAATTCTTCTTCCCTGAATATTAGGAAGAATATAAGCTCTAACAATTAAATCCTGTCCACCCCGTCTAATCCTAAGGAATACTGGCCAATCACGTTGTGTAAAGGGGGTAGCACCTACGACTGCATTTAAGATACCCGAAGGATTATCTACCCATCCACCAGCTATTCTACGTTTAATACCAATAGGAAACTCTATGAATGAGAATGGTTTATTTCCATCTAAGAATCTTGTTCTATCCGAAATTTGAGTAATTAGAGAAATATCTCTCTTCTTTCTTAAGGGGTTAGGCCAATCCTTCTGGGATACAGATGTAACTGGTATTGGACCTAACGTATTCTGTTGAAGATTAACTAACCAATCATAAATTGGCTTCCTTTTCAATATAGGTAACGTAGTCGAACTTGCAATTATTGGACGTTCTGCAATCGAACTAAAGTATCTCCAATCAATTACTATCTTTTTCCTACGTACAGGATTAGGCCAATCAGTTTGAACAAAAGGGGCGTTAGGACTGGTATCATCCACCATATAGTAGAAATGCCAACCCTGCCCACCGCGCTTTTCTATTAATGGATTAACATTCTCGTATCTACCTACAGGAGATTCTCCTTCTCCAGGGAATAATGTAGAACCTAACAAATTAACTAAATGAGTCTCAGCTAATCTAACTCGAAGTAAAGGATTTGGCCAATCTAAATTATGAAGAACATCAATTTCTTGTATCTGAGGAATAAATAGATAGCTTATTGTAGGTCTAATCTTAACTAAGGGATTAGCCCAATCCGTCTGACGATTGGGTATTGATTCCTCATAATAATAGGGGCGCGCCTGTATCCAATCCTTTACTGATCCTCTTAATCTTAATACTGGATTTTGCCAATCATATTGTGCTATTGGTAAATCACCAACTGCAAGAGAATCACTTAACCATGTCTGAGCAAGAATTTTCTTTAAGACAGGAACTTGATGGAATTGTTTTCCTACAGGAAGATTAGTAATTGGAGATGCAACTAATGGACGTTGAATCCATATATGAGGAATTGGTCTACGCCTAGCCGGAGGTAATGCTGTCCATTGAATAATACGTGGTTGATTATTATCTATTACATAATAGAATTCATGCTTCTGTGTATAGGGCTTCTTACGTAATGGATTTGGAGCACTCTGTTGTTTAAATGGAATTGCAGTTCCAGGTAAGGGAATTTCTCCAGTATATGTATTTACATCAACAATTAATCCGAAGAACTTCTCACTAGGAACTGGCCAATTAGTCTGGCTAAAGGGTTTACCAGTAGGTTCTACGAAATAAACCGGCCGCGTCTGAATCCATGTATTAGGAACTGGTTTGGTTCTAACAGTTGGATTAGTTGTAAATTGTTTACCAACTGCTGTTTGGTCTGTAAGTAATTGTAATGACCTGGATTGTAACCAAGTTCTATTAATAACTGGATATGGCTTAACTAAGGGATTGACTACAACTCCAGGGAATATCGGTTGTGGATTAGTATCTAATCCTACTAAGGTGAAACAGGTAATGTCTCCAGGTGCGCCTATGCCTAGAGTTATAATACAACTGAATCCTACTGGATTTAAGGAGAGATACTGTGGCTTCTGATTTATATAATCTTGTCTAATCCTAGCTTTAACTAAGGGATTTGGATATATAATTGCGGTGAATGGATTCCCAACTATACTAGTTAATTTTTGACTCTGTTCAATTCCTAGTTGTTTGTACGATTTCCTTGGTAAGGGATTGGGCCAATCATTTTGTCTAACTAGGGGAACGATTGAAGTTAAATTAAATATATTATAGGACCATGTAATTGCAGTTCGCTTAGATCTTAATGGTAATGGCCAATCAGTTTGTTTTACTTGAGGAACTGGACCAGGTTCAGTTTGAATACTGGAGGATACGTCTGCTAATAATCCTAATTTCCTTAAAGGAATAACTCCACTGAATAATGATTTGGGAGCATCCTGTAATGGGGCTAAAGTATTCTCTAATAAATTATTAGTCCAATCCTGCCCACCCTTCTTCTTTAATAAAGGATTAGGCCAATTGAATTGATTATTAGGAGTTAAATCAATATAATACTGTGGGCGTTCTTGTTCCCATCCTCTATTTTGCTGTCCCTTTAATAATGGATTTGGATAATCTATGGGTAAGAATGGAACTTCAGTAGGGGGTTCTAACTGTTTGAAATTAATCCAATCTTGTCCTCTTCCTTTCAATAATGGATTTGGCCAATTATATTGGTTTTGCTGAATACTATCCTCATAAAATTGGGGTCTTTCTTCTACGAATCCTATATTTGGCCTACCTTTAATTAGTGGATTGGGCCAGTTAAATTGATTGAAGGGGGAATTATCTACTGAGAATTGTGGCCTATCCTTAGTAAATCCTACATTGGGCTTTCCCTTATATAGAGGATTAGGCCAATCATATTGATTAAACCCTACTTGATCTTCATAATACTGAGGTCTGGGTAAGGTAAATCCTACTAGATTCCTACCACCAGGTATAGGATTATTCCATGTTACAGGAACAAATGGAGGGGCTTCCTCTGGTGCAAATTGTGGTAAAAGATTATAACTATAGTTTAATGGTTGCTTCTTCCATTGGTCTGGATTTCTCCAGTCAATAGGAATGAACGGAGGAACTCCATCTTCCTGCGGGCGCGAACTAATATCTACTGCTAATTGGCTAGTAATCCTTAATGGGTTTGGCCAGTCATACTGATTAACACCCATTGGTTCAATAGGAGCAAGTGTAGATTGGAGAAGATTAACTGCTAGAGTTAATCCTGATGTTCCTAAAGGAAGTAATACAGGAAATCTTACGGGGTGCGCGTTCCTAGATACTCTATCTAAAGGAGCAGTAATAGGATCAGCAGGATGGAATGCAATAGTCCAAGCAGCCCAATCATCTAAAGTTCCTGTTACATCCCATACTCCTGCATCTTCACTAGCAGCATTTAATTGTCTACCTGCACCAGCGGCGGTGCAATTAGTAGTTACTGCTCCACCAGTTCCAGTATTAGCTAATCCTGATTGATTTAAAGTATAACTAGTAGGATATGCAGTAATACCTGTTTGTTCACCTTCCATCGCAAAGAAGGTATACCACAGATAATCCTTGGCCCCGCCAGTAGGAGTACAAGTAGTTGCATTAGGCTCGGTAGCACTACCCGTAGCAACTGTAGATAATTCAGGTGGCCTAATTGTAGGATCTGCTGCATCTTGAACTGCAATGGCTAATGATGCCATTTTTCCACTACCAGCAGTAACTACTATTGTAGCTCCTTCAGTTCCATCTGCCTTTCTCCATGCTGCTGCTACTTGATCATCTGCTGCATGGGGGGAAGAATCAAACATTTCATTCCATGTAGCATCAGGCCATCCTATTGCACCTGCTACAGTGGAAGAAACAAATACCCAAATAGTATCTCCTGCTCTAATCGTTGCAGGCAGATTTACAGTATGACTCGTGGTAGTAGACGAATCAGATGTAATCGTCGCTGAACGAATAGAAGGAAACGCCATAACTAACTATTAAATTCTTTTAGCTCCAATTATAGTTACGAAAGGTAATCCTGTAGGTGGGGGAGGACCACCACCGGGAGTATAAGTTAAATAGCAAGCATAATCCCTAATAGTTTCTGGGGCCATACCACCAGAAATAAATGTTAAGGGATTAACACTGCTAATACCAGCATTACTAGTTAACCCATCATAAACTTCAGTTCCACTTTGGAAATAAAATAATCCTGAAGCAGCATTCTCTGTGCCTATACAAATATAATATGCGGCAGAAGCGGTGAGGACGAAGCCATTTAAAGAACCACCAGTAAATGTATAATATCCTGCTGCTCCAATATTAGTTCTTATATCACTCTGGGCTAATACCGTAGTTCCATCTGCGGGATCAATAATGAAGGCTCTAACATTGGCTCCAGATATTCCTTCTATATATCCACTTATGGAAACACCAGTTCCAGCTTCAGGGAATGAAGGTATTGAGATTCCTTTGCAGTTAGAATTAAATGTTCTACTGCTTCCGGGTGTGGCTGGATTATTTCCTATATCAGCCATTGTTTATAATCTTAAGGCAGGATTATTCCAATTAGTATCAAATTGATCGTCATATTCAAAATCAGTAAATCCGAAACTAAGGGAGCGTCCAAGTCCAAGACTATCAATAATACTACCAATAATAATTAATGAATCTGGATTAGAACCACCGGGCCAACCTTGTGTATTCCAATTAAAAATAGGATCTTCTGGAGGCCCACTTTGAGGACCCACCACTGACATTGTAGGGGTAGATTCACTATTATTGGCAGCATTCATATAAAGATATATACCAGCATCATTTGATACTGCTGTACTTCCACTCTGTAATTTACATTGAACATTATGCCATGTATCTAAAGCTATATTATTTAATCTTGGCCCATAACCCCCACCACCCCCACGATAGAGGTAAATATCCATTTCGGTATTTACTCTATCACTAAATAACTGAAGAACTGAACGAGTGGGGAAATTTAATGTATCACCTTGATTTGCGTAATCAATAAATTTAGTACCAGGATTTCCTCCGGAAGTAGGAGCCCAATTTAAGGGACTAAATATTTTTAAACTAAATCTATAATATCTAATATCTCCCTGAACACAAGAATCTAAGGCAAACCACGTAGCATGTTCTAATGCCCAACCCCAAGCACCAGCAACTAATGTACCAGTAGGAGTAAAATCAAATCTAACAAAATTACGTCCACCTGGCCCGGTTCCATTAGTTACTAATGTTCTAGTAAAAGGAACATCATTAGTAGGATCATCAGCTACATCAAATCCACATTCAGGATATGTTCCACTATTAGTAACCATTCTAAATAAGGGTTCTCCAACGGGCGGAGGTGGGGCTACTGGTTGTCTTAATATGAATTGTCCTCTTTCATCTTTAATTACACGACGGGCTAATTGACTCATTGGATCAATTAAATCCCGCCGTGTAATCATTCTCTACCCTAACTTAGAGAGTTTCAAAGACAATGTTTGAGCCAAGCAAACCAGGAGTACCACCAGTAAATGCATTCAAGGAAAGTTCTCCCAAGGATGCAGTATTACCAAGGTAACTAATGATTTCATCTGGCCCATTCACCCAACGAACAACTCCACCGAATGCATTGAATGAAAGATTCAAAAGCATTCCTAAAGTTGAACTACGCTGAGGCTTAGTAGTAGAAGCTGCATAACTAACTGGAGGTGCAGCTAAAGCAGCAGTAGATGGATCTAATGCAGCCAAGCGTGCAGCAGTTAAAGTTGCTCCAACTGTAGAAGTCCTACCTAATACCATAAAGGTAGGAGAACTCGCGCCAGCTTGACCGCCTAAATAAACTTCTCTTAATTCTCCACGTTGCGTAGCTGAACCACCCTGCACAGTATGATGACCGTTATCGGTCATGTTAGTTGTATCTGCTACTGCTACGGGAGTCCAAGAAGGAATTGCCGCACCCCAACGAGCCATAAATAACCTCCTACTTTCTAACTGTTAACATGTGAACAATGAGAGCAT